GCCGTTGCAATTGCGTCAATGGTTGCTCGTTTCCTATCGTTTTATCTTGATGTGTTGATGCGTATTTTTATCGCTTTCTGCCGTCATCTCTTTACCAAATATGGAAGTGCTATCAATCTGCTTTGCTTTCCGCTTTAAATCAATGCGTTGCAAACTTTATAAAACTTTTTTTACTTTTTTTATCTCTCTATTTATTAGCAACTTATGCAATGTTTGTTCACAATTGATTTGACAACATTAGGAAAAAGCACTAAAGGAAAAGCATCACAACTTATTAACCAAAACCTACCATCATAATGAACGAAGAAACTTATTACGAATCAGCCGAAGACATCACCATCTCAAGAAATCGGGCTTTGAAAGAACTAGCAAATCATTGCATAACTTCCGAAGACGAGATTATAGAATTTTTCGAAGACATGGGCGATAAAGACTCTTATTCCGCACAATCAGTTCTTAATTGGTTAGGCTATTAATCACACTACAAACAACTCACACAAAAAACCGATATGATAACATTAGAAGAAACACTCCAAACACTTTTCACCGCTTGCGATGGTGGTACTGAAAATTACGAGCATTACAACTTGCCAGTCTTTACTATTGGCGGTGCGGAATATGCAATAGCATCTGATGAAGATGAAGCAAATGAAGCTTGCAAGGAATACATAAAAGAAACTATTTGGGCTTTTAACGCTGACTTTCTTAGTAATTACATTTCAAGTTTAGATGCTGAAGATATTGATGCATTACGACAAAACAAGTGTGAATCCATGAATGAAGCATTACGCAAGCTTATCGATGATTTTGACTTGTTATGTGATGATGCTATTAGTGCTGATGGTTTAGGGCATTTTTTATCATCTTATGATGGTGAGTGTTTAGAAGTTGGCGATTTTCACTTGTTTAGAATTAACTAAGAAAGGTAAGAACATGAAAAGAGAAAAGACAATGGACGAACGATTAAAAACTTATGCAATCTCACAAGACGATAGCCTTGACCGACACATGCCACGAACACCAAAGAAAACCTTTATGCTTTACTTGTTACTCTCTCCATTGTTAGCACTTGGGGCGTGGCTTGTGCTGATATGGGCTTGCCTTAATACTGACGCGAATTAATAAAACCAATAGAAAGAAAACCGATATGAATAAAGACTTAAAAACCGAATGGCAATTGAATTATGACAAGGGTGATGCATGGGGTAGCTGTATGCAATGGCTGTTTGCTGTATGCGATTATCTAACCTTTCAAACTGATGAATGCGTACCTGATGAATGGCACTTTAGACCCAGTCCTTTAGGTGCGGATATATTCTCGGATAATTATAAAAAACTTTTAGAGTTGAATGTACCATCCGAAGATGTTTTACACTTTGGAAGCTTACTTGTCCGATTTAGCGAGCTATTAAAACGGAAAGGATTAGATTATTAAGATATGAAACCAATATTATTACTCGCCCTATTCTTGTCCACCAGTTGCAACCATTACAAACTAACTGACCATCCACTTGATACTTGTCCATCCGATGAAGGGTATTCTTGTCCTGTTGACGGAAGCCCTTGTCCTTTTTGTAACCAATAAAACCGATAAAATGAAAAACCGATTCAACCTAGAATTTAATTTTACTGAAACAGATAACGATGTTTTAACCGAAGGGACTTGGCACATTTACGAATCCGATTTATGCGGAGATCATTACATCGTTAAACACGCTATTGAGCACGAGTTTTGTGACGATGTTGAGGTAAAACTTTACAACGAAGACGGCACAGAATTGAGTGACGATTCAACGCATGGAATTTTTGTGGCGTACAATGGAGGAATACCTGCGTGATCTGCAAACATTGTGGCTTAACCTTGCAAGGCATGGAAAGAGAAGGTGAGGACATATGCGTTGACTGCTTAACCGATCTTTGCTTTAAACCCGGCTATTCGATCATCGAAGGCATGATACGGCAAGCCACTGACAACCCTATTGAAAAACCAACCGATAAAACTAATGAACGAAGAAAACCTATTCAACATTCAAACCAATCAATTGAACGAAGAGATCGAAAAGATTAAATGGATCGTTAAAAACTCCGATGATCTTATAAGAGCTGTTCGTAAAGAAGTGACTAAAAGAAACGCTGAATATTTCAACGACAATAACGCAAGCGTTGACTCTATATTTCGAGGTGGTGACTTTTATATCTTCATTGATAACTACATAAACAAAGAGCTATGAGAAAACTACCACTAGAAAAGATCAAGACAGCAGTAAGTAAAGTCTTTGATACCACGCCTGAGCTGATCGACAGCGGTACACGCTACCAGCCACACGCCCTTGCCCGTCAGATTTGTTATTACTACGCCATGACGGGACGATCTTATGTGTCCGTAGCTGAGAAATTCGGCAAGCACCACGGCTCTATAATGCACGGAGTCAAAAAGATACGGAGCCTTTGCGATGACGATTGGCAGATCAAAGCGTACCTAACCGAGATTGAAAAGGAGTTGTCAGCATCATGAGCATTACGACAGCGTTAAGCATTATTATTCTATTCTTAATCCTTATATCGTTCCTGTATGAAGACTAAATTAAACCTAACCGAAGAATTAAAAGAAAACATACGTGTCCGTGCAAAAGCACACATTAACTCAACCGATCCATGTCCTGACCATTGGGATTCTATTGAAACCTCTGATGGTTTTATGGACTACAATGTATGGCAGAATGACGATACACTTGAATGGAACTTAGCTGTATATCCGACCTTCGACAGCGGTAATGGTTACCTGTCCACCGACACTGCAAATTATCAAACCATTGAACTATGAAAGAAACCATATTAACACCTGAACTTATGATCGAAGAATTAATGTACTGGATACACCAAAACGAAATGGGCGGTGATTGCATCGACCCAGATAACCGATTCTTTCCGTTGTACTTGGAGCTTCAGAAGCTTCTTGACAAGTTAAACAACGAACGCCATGACTTGTACGTGTCCGTAACTGCGGATGAAACCAAATAACCACCCAAAAAAAAGAAAACCGAGATGAAAGTAATAGACCAAAAATCAAATCCATATGTTGAAATAGAACCTGAAGAAGCTCAGGAGATATTTGATAAGAGACAATCTAACCGACCAATAAACCAAGGCATGGTGAGTAGATATGCTAGAGCCATGTCTGAAGGTAAGTGGAAACCATGCACAACTATAAGTTTTTGCGAGGGTAAACTAGAGGATGGTCAGCATAGAATGTTAGCTTGTATTATGAGTGGAGAACCGTTTAAAGGTTTTGCTCATTTCCATGCCGACCACGATATGTTTGAAACATACGACCAAGGTCATAAGCGTTCTAACGCAGATGTTTTAGCCATAGCAGGTCATTCAAATACAAAGACGATGGCTCAGGTATTGCAAGTGTTGGAAAAGGTGAACAGCAAGCAAGGTTTAACGGATGCGACTGGAGGTGCTCAACGAAAGACCATACAGCCATATGAAATACAGGAAGTATATGATAAGTACAACGGAGAAGTAAGTACCGTAAGTTATTCCTGTTATTTGGTTGATAAGTACAAGCACTATTTCAAAGTACCAAAAGTACCTGTTGGCGTTCTTCATTATCACTTAGCCTTAAATACAAAAAGCGATAAATGCGTTGACGAATTTATTGTTAATAAGCTATTGAAAGGTTTAAATCTGAGTGAAGGTGATCCAGTGTTTGCGTTCAGAAACTTTATTAACAGAAGTTACGCAAGACAGACTTCCATCGGTATACAACAAATACCTCACCGTCACATTATATTCGGAGGCATAGCTGTTTGGAATAAGTGGGTAAAAGGCAAGGCTATGAAACGCTTAACTATTCCTGAAGGTAATCATCCACCTAAAGTATTATAACACTATGAGAGACTACGATAGCTGGCTAACTAGCTTCCTCGACGACGACGACGATTTAACCGACGAGGAACGCGAAGAGTTAAAAGATTTGTATGATGAATGGGTAATAGATCAATACGAGCAAAACAAACTAGACTAGACTGATGGACGAAACGGACGGACACGAGGACGAGATCGAAGACATTGAAATAGACGAGTCGTTGGCGAAACAAGTAGCGAACGGACTTGATTACTTTTGGTCGCAGAATGAGTTATGTTATGATGATAACCTGAAGGTTGTCCGAAGTGATCGACAGCGTGTCCGTCCTAAGTCCTCCTACGACTACATAAAGAAAGATAAGAAAGATGTCGAAGGCAATTGAGTTTGAAATGAAACGATGGGGACGAGCTACCTATCGCCAGTTCCAACAATTCTATAAAGAAAGTGACCGTGGTAGTGAGATGGACAGCAGTAAGCGTATCCTTAGTAAGCTTGCACCACAGTTAGCACCACCCATTGAAGACTTCTTTAACCGATTTGCCGGGGATGACAGCCCATCGATGCCGATATGGCTTTGTTATATCGCAGACTTCCACCCACAAATGGTTGCACAGATAGCGTTGAAGACGGTGTTGGATAAGATGTACGCACAAGACCGACACTTTTCTCGGTTGGCATTGGAAATAGGCAAAGCATTTGAAGAGGTAGCACGACAACGAGTCGCTGAACAGACCGTGCCAAAGAATAAGATGTTTGGTGTCCGTGGTAAGAAGTCAAAGCGATCCAAGATGCAAAGGTTCTACACCGTTGAGAAGAATAACCGACGGTTTACGTGTTGGGAGAAACGATTGAAGGTATCGTTAGGTGCGTGGTTGTTGGGCGAGATAAAGACACACACGGGACTGATAGAATTTAAGATGGAACGATTCGGTAAGAAGCAACGCAAGGACGTGGTGTTATCAGGTGAGTTTACTGACTGGGTACGACGGTTTGACACGTGGAAAGAGATGCTTGATCCGATGCGTATGGCATTACCATATGAACCGAAAGACTGGGTAGATTATTACAACGGAGGTTATGAGTCGTTCGACGATCCGTTTGTAATGAACCGACCAAGCAAAACAAACTATACTTTCTTCTCAATCAATACTATATACACTGCTTGCAACAACGTACAACGAGTACCTTGGGCGATAAACAAGAAGATACTTGACATAGCTCAGAAGTGTTGGGAGTTGGAACGAGTGTTTGACTTTCACGAAGTACCATTGCAACCGTATTTTGAGAACGGAGACGAACGACCCGAAGAGCTGCGACAATGGAAGTTTAAACAAGACAAGATTCGTCGCATGAACGAGTCCAACCGTAGCAAAAGATTACAACACGCTAAGGTCATGCACTTGGCTAAGAAGTACAGCGAGTGGGATGAGGTTTATTTCCCGGCTCGTATTGATTATCGTGGTCGTGTTTATTATATGCCCGCTTATCTACACCCACAAGGAACTGATCTAGCTAGAGCTTTGTTGCAATTCGCTGATGGTCAACAAGTTACGGATGAAGAGGACGCTGAAAGACTACTGGTACACGGAGCTAATGCGTGGGGTATCAAGGGTTCACTGATGGAACGAGTAGCGTGGGTAGGTGAACACAAGAAAGACATACTTGAATGTGCATCTGATCCAATGACTAACGACTGGTGGATGGAAGCGAGTGAACCGTTTGGATTTCTTGCGTTTTGTCTTGAGTATCAACAGTTTACGAAAGAAGGATACGGTTACGTGTCACACTTTCCTGTGCGTATGGACTGTAGTAATAACGGTATGCAGATATTACATTTGTTATTACGGGACACACATCACGCCAAGCACTGTAACCTAGTACCTGACCAACCAGTCGGAGATATGTATCAGTACATTGCTGACCTTGTATACGAACGGTTGAAGGAGCAGTCAAAGGAGAGTTACGTGGCATCTGAATGGTTCAAGTACGGAGTCACGAGAGCTATGGCTAAGGCTGCTGTAATGAACAAACCATACGGACAATCGTACTATCACGTCATGTCTAGGTTTCTTACTATCATAGGAGACAACCATCCGTTTCAAGTGGGTGAGGAGATTGACGCTATCAATTACCTGACCGAACAGTTTAACACAGTGGCAAGACAGGAACTGGAAAGTGTTGTCCGTATCCAAAAGTTTTTACGTGGTTGTGCTGATGCTGTAGGTAATCACGTGTTTGAATGGACGACACCGAGTGGATTTAAAGTGGTACAAGGACTGACTAAAACAAAACGTTTAGATTGTCGCACTATCGTAGGCAACGTGTCAACAATGGTACACCTGTACGATGACATTGATGAGATCGATCCGAAGCAACAACGACGTAGTGTCACTGCTAACTTTATACACGGCATAGACGCAGCTGTTGTCCATCGATTAGCATACGACATGAAGTTTGACATGGGCTTTGTTCACGATTGCTTTATATGTCACGCATCCAACGCCCGTAAAGTACACCAAGACGTACGAAAAACCTACAAGAATTTCTTTTCAATTGACTTACTAGCCGAGTTCAGATGTGAGTTATTGAATCAACACCCGACAGCGAAACTGCCCGAACTGCCTGAACTTGGAGACTTAGATGTCACCGCAATAGATCGAGCCATGTATCTGCTGTCATAACACCGATAAATAAACAATGAGTATACAAGCAAGAAAGAAACACGATGTAATAAAAGTAAAGGGTACAGCTAAATACTGTCACCTGAACGAACCGAACAAGAGGTTTGAGCCTGAGTTTGGTACGTACAGTTGTGATCTAGTTATAGATAAAGACCAAGCTGATATGTTAAAGAGCACGATACGTCCGTTGTACGAAGAGGAGTTGAAGACCGTGCAAGAACAGAATGCTGGTAAGAAGATTGAACAGAAAGAGTTCCCGATTAAAGAAGAAGACGGAGCGTTTGTTGTTAAGTCTAAGTTGAAAGCAGGAGGCAGACGCAAAGACGGAACAACTTACAAAATGTCTATTGCGTTGTTTGATTCCAAAGGTCAACCGTTGCCGGAAGATGTTAAAGTATGGGGTGGTAGTAAAGTTAACATGGCATTTCGTCCAAGGTTTTGGTATACACCGATGGCAGGGTTTGGTGTATCGTTTGAGTTGCAAGCTGTTCAAGTAATAGAACTACAGAACGGTGGAGTATCTGGCGTAGCAGCCGATGCATTCGGATTCACTACTGAAGAAGAGGGATACGTTAACGGAGGAGAAAACCTAGACACTACATTCGATGCGGAAGAAACGGACGAAACCGAAGTCACAGCGAACTTCTAATAATCGTTATCGTTCCGGATTTGAATCTAAATTAGCACACCAACTGAAACGTAGTGGCGTTGAGTTCAAGTACGAGACGTTAACTATTGAGTATCAGAAGGTTAGCACATACACTCCCGACTTCATACTACCCAACGGCATCATTGTTGAGGCCAAGGGAGTGTGGACGGTGGAGGACAGGACAAAGCACTTGTTAGTACGCAAGCAACACCCGCACTTAGATATACGCATGGTGTTTCAGCGAGCGAGTAACAAGATTAACAAGAAGTCTAAGACAACGTACGCTATGTGGTGCGAAAAGAAGG